AAAAAAGCAGTCCTCTCTAGGATCATTGACTTCTAAATTAGTCAAAGAAGTGGAGAAGATGAATACTGGTGGAGGTGGTGATGATCGCCTTTGGAAACCAGAACTTGATAAAACAGGAAACGGTTATGCTGTTCTCCGTTTCTTACCAGCACCAGAAGGTGAGGATATTCCGTGGGCAAAAGTTTATTCCCATGCATTCCAAGGGCCAGGTGGCTGGTATATTGAAAACTCTTTGACCACAACAGGTGGCAAAGATCCAGTCTCCGAATATAATCGTGAACTCTGGAATAGTGGTAATGAGTCAGATAAGGATGTAGTTCGTAAGCAGAAGCGTAAACTCTCTTACTATGCAAACATCTATGTTGTAAAGGATCCTACCAATCCTCAAAATGAGGGTAAAGTCTTCTTATACAAGTTTGGTAAGAAGATCTTTGATAAGGTCATGGAAGCAATGCAACCAGAGTTTGAGGATGAAACACCAATCAATCCTTTTGACTTCTGGCAAGGTGCAAACTTCAAGTTGAAGATCGTCAAGAAAGATGGTTACTGGAACTATGACAAGTCAGAGTTTGATGCAGTATCCCCATTGCTTGATGACGATGATGCTTTAGAAGCATTGTGGAAGAAGCAGTATTCACTTGCTGCTGTTACCGCACCAGACCAATTCAAGTCATATGATGACCTGAAGAAGCGTTTGGACTATGTTTTAGGACAGAAGCAACCTGTGCGTCGTATAGACGAGGAGGTAGCAGAGGAGGATAACAGTCGTGGTTCTTATGCACCAGACTTCAATGCTCGTAAAGAACCAGTGGCTGCTGTAGCATCTGCTAGTTCAGATGAGGATGATGCTCTTTCTTATTTTCAAAAACTTGCAGAGGAGTAATTAAGAATATAGTCTAATATTTTCTCCTTTTACTAAGGTTTCACTCACATATTGGGTGGAACCTTTTTTATATGGCATTATGTCATTCATATCATTAAGAACAACATTTAGATATTCAGGTTTAAGCACATATATGTTTCTTTTTGCATTTTCAATTTTGATTTCATAATCGTAGTTGGATACCACCGATGTTATGTCAGATGCTGTTACATATTCTCCAAGGACACCATCATAATATTCAAAGGAGTAATCTTGAGGAACTTCTAATCCTTTTTTAACGATTACAGATCCTTTAGTATTTTTTGTTTCTACAGTTTCATAATGATGAGGTTGAAGGAGGTTTGCTTGACTCCCATATTTGTTTAAAAGATAATTTAAAAAAGATTGTTGTTCTAAAGGCCACTCAGTTTGTATGTTTACAATATTATTTGAAAGTAAAACTAACCAATCCAAGGTTTCATCATTATATACTTGAAATGCGACATTATCAGGGCGATCATCTCCAATAATTTTATATTGGGTAAAATACATTAAATTATTAAAAACGTCTTTTTTTAATTTTCCTCTTTTAAAAATATTTTTTACTTCAATATACTCCGAACTGTTTTTAGAGTCAGGAAGTCTATTGACATATTCAAAATTTGGAACTTGTCGAAAGTAAGATGGCATTTTAGAAACCTATTTCGTTTGCGGTGTTATCGGAATTTTTCATTCCTAAGTCGTCGATATAATCATCTTCATAGATAGGATCAAGTTCATTGAAGGAAAGAGTAAGACCATAAGAAGTCATTGATCTTCTCGGATCATCATAAGTCATATATGAACCATCAGGAGTATAGTCCACTGAGGCAGCTAATAAAGCACATGTTTTAATACGGTTAATAGATGGATGATCTACTTCCCTCTCAACACCATCTTCACCTCTATTAAATGTTATATATCGAATATCAAATATGTTAGGAGCTTTGAGGAATATGTTAGAACTTGAAGTTTTAACTGACATCCCTTGTTTAAAGAAAGAAATAATACTTCTTACTTGTGCTGCTTCATCCTCATCTCTGGGAGACATTTTAAATTGAAATGAGAATGGTCTTAATGCAGGAGCATCAAAGAGCATTTCAATATTAGGATTAATAATTGCACCAGCAGTTCTTGAAAGTAAGTTTTGAGCACCGACTGCTTGTTGAGCTAAGTATACATTGATTGCTGTTCTTGTATCATTACCAGCAGATCCTTGTAATGCACTTCTCGCCTGATTAGCGATTAAACCAAGTTGAGTTACAGTATCTGGTATTGGTTGGTTACTATTCCCTGCTGTCTCAAAAATATTGATTGCTGCACTAGCACCGAATGCTTGAAGAGCATTAAGTGTTCCTCCATTCCATTTTACACTATTTTGATCTTGAATTCCTGATTGTATGGGGAGGGTTACTGATCCTCCGATGCTGAATTTCCTTCTCTCAAAAATTTTAACTCCTGAATCAATAGATGTGGTTACACGAGAACCTTTACTAAATTTCATAGTAAATTTAATTCTATCCTGAGTTCTATCGTTTTTTATATCCTCTGGATAGCAATAATCTCCATATATTGTTCTGGCATTTCTTTTGAAAGATATATTGGTGCCTATATCTTCATTAAAAACTCTATCATCAAGAGTTGTTATGCTTTCATTATTTCCATTTTCACCATCACCGCTACTAGCTGCAGAGCTCAATCCCAAGGAGTTCTTTAGTGATTGTATTTGCTCTGCACTTAACTTTCCCTCAGCCAGATAACTATCTAGTAAACTCTCACTCAGAGGAGCAAGTTTTCTTGTAAGTGTATTGAGTTTTCCTGCTTCAATATCTGATATGTCGTCATCTCCATCTGTCGTAATAATAATTTCTCCAGTATTTGAATTTCTATATCCAATTTCCTGTGAGATACTAAAATCAGCTGAATCACTTCTTAAAACTACTGTATTAAATATCGTATCTCCATCATTGTTTTTAGTTTGAGTTGTTTGTAATTTATAATAATAAGTTACATCATCATTTAAATTAAAAAGGGTATCTCTCCCCCATGTTATTGGTATTGCTGTGGTAGTAGGAGATGACATTATATTATTTTTTAGTTATTTATAGAGTTGTAAGGAAATATGCATAAGAGATGTTCCTGAGGTCATTTATTTCACTGGGTCGAACAACATAAAGGACTCCATCAATCTCTTGCCATGTGTAGTTTCTAAATTTACCCCAGTGATAATTTAGACCTCTAAATCCCCATCTTTGAATGTCAGTTACAGCCACCAAAGGATGACGATCATATGTAATTCTTGGAGTTTTTGCAGTATATAGAAAAGTATAGTACTGTCCAACATCAGGCACCACTTCTACATCTTTTAACGTATCCATGATAAGGATCATCATATCTTCAGGATCACTCATCTCCTTCAATTCATTCATGATAGGTTCAATCCTGTTATCACCTACCTGTTGAGAATATTGTTCAAAGTAATCTTCTAATTTATCTACCATGATATATTCCTAATTCTTGTTCGGTAATAATCTTAAATTCAATTTTTCTATCATTACAAAACTCCTGTGCTGCCTTCCATTTAGCCGTATTAACAGCATAGGTTTTACATTCATAGAGATATGATTGAGTCACCTTTTTTCTTTTTTTAGGAGGTCGAGTTTGCTTCTTGGGTTTTACCTCAATCACATAAGTTTTAATCTCACCTGAGTTTTCTTTGACTTTGATAAGGAAGTCTGGATAGTAACGATGAGTCCGATTATCAACAGGGGAGACATATTTAATATAAAACTCTTCACTTGCCCACTCAAGAATATTCTCATTCAAATCACAATAGTTGCAGAATTTGGTCTCCCATGTGCTACGACATATAATATTATTAGGATTTCCCTTGTATTTTTTGGGAAAAGAGGGTCTGAAGAAACTCTTTTTGCTTTCTCCCATTATACATAATATACCAGTAGTAATATTTATAGAAACATGTCTGTCGTAATCGGCGGTTCAACAACTAACACTCCTAAACCTCATAAAAAGGTATTATCAGATTTAAAAGCTTCAATTTTAAATCCTGCTCTTACTTCACACTTTCAATGTTGGTTTTTTCCACCACCAAGGGTTAGAGTTTTATTGAGAGGAGATGAGGCAGATGATAGGTTTACTTCTCTGTCTTGTGCGGAGGCAGCACTACCCGCAACTTCTTTGGCAACTCATGAAATGACTAGTGATCATACGGGAGTAACTGAAAGGCATGTATATAGGAGACAATATAATCCAACCTCCTCTTTTACATTTTATGTGGATCATGACTATGAAATAATCACTACCTTTGAAAAATGGATTGGGTTTATTGTTAACCAACAGAATTCTAGTGCTGATAATTATTCTTACAGAGTCAACTTTCCTAAGGAGTATCAAACTTCCATTTATATCAAAAAATTTGAAAGAGATTATAATAGAATATTAGAGTATAAGTTTCTAAAGGCATATCCAATAAGTATTGATTCGATGCCTGTTTCTTATAATGCTTCAGACTTATTAAGATGCACAGTTAACTTTAATTTCTCTCGTTATTTGGTATCTCCTAAAATTAATACTCCTACTATGGGCCCTATAAATGATGGCAATCCGACGATTGGATTACCTGTTATAAACGATGATGGATTAGTAGTAACCACTTCACAATAACCACGCTAAATAAAATACACTGAAATTTCTATAGGATATCATGCCTTTACCAAAGATTGCTACACCGACTTATGAGTTGGAATTACCCTCCACTGGACAAAGTATAGAATATAGACCTTTTCTGGTTAAAGAAGAGAAATTATTAGTTCTAGCTTTAGAAAGTGAAAATACAAAAGAAATAACGACGGCTATCAAGAATGTCATAAAATCTTGCATTCAAACGAAGGGCATAAAAGTTGACACTCTTCCTACTTTTGATATTGAGTATCTATTCCTTAATATTAGAGGGAAGTCTGTGGGTGAGGAAATTGAAGTTAAGATTACTTGTCCTGATGATGGAAAAACTCAAGTCTCTGTAAATATACCGATTGATGAAATTCAAATTCAAAAGAATGATAATCATACCAATAAAGTTAAGTTAGATAATGATTTGATGATGGAGATGAAGTATCCTTCTCTTTCAGAGTTTATTAAAAATAATTTTGATTTTAATGATGGTGGTAAAGTGGTGGATCAGTCCTTTGATTTGATTGCAACTTGCATTGATAAAATTTATTCGCAAGAAGAAGTATGGGTTGGAGCTGATTGCACTAAAAAAGAAATAAGAGATTTTCTTGATTCAATGAATTCCTTTCAATTTAAACAGATTGAAACATTCTTTGAAACAATGCCCAAACTTTCTCATGAAGTAAAATTCACTAATCCTAATACTAAAGTAGAAAATACTGTATTATTGGAGGGATTATCCAGTTTTTTCGGTTAGCTCTAGTCCATATGGATCTAGAGAATTATTATAAATTGAATTTTTCTTTAATTCAGTATCATAAATATTCATTAACTGAGATAGAAAACTTAATTCCTTGGGAGAGAGACATTTATGTTGAACTACTTCGAGCACATCTTGAAGAAGAGAAATTGAAGCAACAACAAAAGCAAGCATCATCTTAATGGCAGTAACAGCTAGACCAGAAATTTCAAAAATTCTATTGGATCTTGGAATAGAACCAGTAGATGTTTATGCTGTTGATAATGCAGAGAAAACATATATGTCTGCGTTGATCGAGGGTATTAATACTCTTGAGATTGCCAATCAGGGAGACAGTCCAAGGTCAAGAATATTAAGAGATGAACTCAAGGGACTCAGAGAAAAAAGAAGAAAAATAAATGTTAATAAATTATTTGCGAGAAAACAAGTAATACCCACCAATAAAATTAAACCTCAAGCATTATTGCCTGGTAGTGCTGATGATGAGAAGAAGGGTGGTATGGATGGAAAAATTAATTCTATATTGGACAGTATTATAGGGATCTTAAGAATAGGTAACAAGCAAAATAGAAAAGAAGCAGATATAGACAAGAAAGAAAGAGAAAAAAGCAGTAGAAAAGTCCGAGAGAATTTATTAGAAAGTACAAAGGGTATTGCTAAAGTTGGAAAGAATTTAGTGGGTAAAATAGTTTCTCCTTTTGCTAATATTTTAGACGCAATAGGTAGATTTTTTAAATTTGTTCTTGCAGGTTATCTTTTTAATGTTCTGTTTAAGTGGTTTACTGATCCAGAAAATAAAAAGAAAATTGATACTCTTACTAGATTTTTTAGTGATTGGTGGCCTGCACTGGCATTTGCTGCAGCTGCATTTTTAACTCCTTTAGGAACTATACTTGGAGCATTGATTGGATTTTTAGCATGGTCTCTTCCTGCTTTGGTAGGTCTCATAGCAAGAAATCCGTGGTTGGCAGGAGTTGCTCTTTTTACTGCCCCAGCTTGGTTGACTAAAGTTTTCCCTAATTTAGGAAAAACACCGACTCAGATGAATATTGAAAAAAGTATAAGTGAGAAAGGAGTAGAGGCAACTCGCCAGTTACTATCTGAAGAATATACCGACAAATTAATTAAATTTCAACAATCTAACAATCCTTTTGAAAAAGCAAAGTTAAATGATGAGTTGCTCGAATTACAAAACCAGATCAATAAATTAGGAGGTCGGGTTAATAATCAGAGACAAGATGATAGTGATGAGACGGGTGAGGGAGTTGTAACAATGAATAAAGGTGGATTCGTCAGTCCAAGTGTTTTTGGTGAAAGTAATAGAGATACAGTTCCTGCGATGCTAACTCCTGGTGAGTTTGTAATAACCAAGGATGCAGTCAAACGATATGGTACTAATATTTTTGAGGGAATAAACGCATCTGCTAAGGTTAATAACACCATGAAGTTTAATAAGAGAATGAACTCATCTGCTAGTGTTAATAACACCATGAAGTTTAATAAGAGAATGAACTCATCTGCTAGTGTTAATAACATCATGAAGTTTAATAAAGGCGGTTTAATTAAAAATACGGTGCAAAAGTTTGAAGGTGGTGGTTTAGTTGGAAATTTGAAAGATATGGTAAAAAATATAAATGATCCATCTAAGTCAATTAGTACATATGGAGGGGAAAGTGGATTTTTCCCTGCTAAGGCTGTGGGATTAGTTGCTATTGAAGTTCCTGTAAGTCATACATCGGATAAGACAATTGTATTACCAGAGAAGAGAATAAGTAAACAAGATCAAACTCCTACTAAGATTGGAAGTAAGACTATTCCTGATATTATGATTGTAAATAGATCTCATTATAGAGCCATGACCACTCGCTCTTTGGGTATTCATGATTTGGTAGGAGTATAATATGTTATTATCTGTTTTAGGAACTTTAGGAAAATCCTTATTATCAGGAAGGAAGAAGAAAAAATCCAAGTCTGGGAAAGAGATGTCTCAGCAGGTATTAAATCGTTCTAATAAAGAAGAGGAAAAACCAACAATTAAACCCCAGAGTTCTTTAGTTCCTCTTTCCATTAAGACAACTACGATTCCCACGGCCAATTTGACAACAACGAAAGAGGATTCTGTAAAAGATAAACTTTTGATGATAAAAGATTTATTGGGACTTCAATTGAAATTTAGATTATCCTCTTTCTCTCAAAAAATAAAAAATATGAGGGAGGAGAGGAGAAAAAAAAGAGAGAAGGAATTAGAAGAAAAGAAAGAAAAAAAGAAAAAATCATCTTTCTTAGGTATACTTCCTAAAACAGGGATATTAGACTCTCTCAAAAATTTTCTAGCATTTTTAGCAGGAGGATTTTTACTTAATATACTTTTAAATAATCTTCCTGTGCTTGAGGCTATAGGAAAGAAACTAGCACCCATTGCTAAGGGTATTATGCAATTTGGTAAGTTTATGTGGGAAGGAGTGATAGGATTTATTGTAAATGCTTATGATAAGTATGATGAATTAAGAGCATCTATTGAAAGAATTGGAGGTAAAGAGGCACTAGACAAATTTGACAAAGTTTCTAATTTATTAAAGAAAGTAATTAATGGAGCATTGATAATGGCTGCCATTGCTTTGGTGGCTAAACCATTTATGCGACCCAGAGGGCCTAAAGGGCCAGGTGGTGGAGGTGGTGGAGGAGTTACACCTGTATGTCCTCCTGTACCTGTAACAATACCACAGTTAGTGACTTCAACAATAACATCTTTACAAACAATAGTTGGAGGAGTGCTGATACCAGGTACGGCGGGGTTATTACAGAAACTCTTTGAAAGTTTAGTACCAACTAATGAGCAAATATCTGGGACTGATGTTAAAGTTCCTGATACGGTTCCTGTTAAGGATCCTGTTCCTGTTACGGATCCTGTTACGGATCTTGTTTCTGTTCCTCCTACTCAACCTGCGTTTAATTGGAGAGGTCTTAGTCCTCAAGATTTCTATGAAATAGTCAATGCTAATGTTTTTCAAGATAAATTATTGATGGCAGCGATGGTTGCTGGTGGAGCTGTTGCACTTTTAGATGGGCCACTACCCTTTGGAGATATAGCAGGATTTAGTGCGATAACTGCTAGACTTGGTGTTTTACTTAATGCAAAAAAACTAACGATTCCTATCAAACTGCTTCCAAAATTACAAAAAATTGGTAAAACATCAGGAATGGCAATAACTGGATTGACAGCATCCAGTGGATTTGCAACTGTAAATGCCGAAGAAATTGATGATGATACCCCCACTCTGAAAATAACAGTAATAGGAAAGAGAGACACTCCTAGAATCACTCAGTGGTGGGATTTAGAGGATGAACCTAATTTTATGAAGAACGTCATCAATGTGGATGATCTTGCTCAGGATACCTCTTATTCTAATGGTAGTTATGGAGTGATTACCAATAATACCACTGTTATTCAACCTGTAGTTCAAGAAGTTTAAAATCATGTCAACTGTAGAAACTCCTTTCATTTATAATGCTTTAGCCATTCGTGCAAATGTTGGTGATGAAGAACTTGTGGATCTTCGTACAGGTAATCCTATTATTGAATATAGGGAAAGTGTTTTCATGCCCTATGTTGAAGTAATGGCTTTTATTGTGGACACAGGAAATGCGGTTCCTGCAGATGATGGAACGGATTCCCGTCTTGGTTTACTAGATGCCGAAATTGCTCAAGGCACTGAAGAAGTTTTCTTTAGCATAGAGGATGAAAAGGGTACAAGAATAGACTTGCCAAACTTAAGATTGGCACAGATATCCAATATGAAGCAATCCTTTCAAAATCAAACATATACTTTAACGGCTGTATCTAAAGAAGCATTTGATAATACTTTATTGGAAAATAGATGTAGATCCAAATACTCAGGAAAAATATCTGATATCGCAGCTGCCATTATAAGAACCAACTTAAAATCAAATAAGACATTGAACATTGATGAGACTATAAATGAGTATCATGAATGGGGTGATAATAAATATCCGTTTGAACTACTTTTAGATATTCAAAAACTTGGTATTCCTAATATACAAGTATCTGATGGTAAAAGTGCAAAGGGAAAAACGGCTGGATATCTTTTTTGGGAAACTTCATTAGGATATAATTTTAAATCTCTTGATGAATTATTTGATCCTAAGGGTAAAACAATTAAAAGATTTATTGAAAATAAAAAGTCAGATGATAATGTACCTGCAAGTTATGATGCTAAAATTCTATGGTCATGTGTTGATAGAAGTACAAATGCATTAGCTCAATTTGAATCGGGTGCATGGGGCAGTAAAATAGATACTTTTGATGAGGTGACTGGTGAGTCTAAAGAAACTGAATTAGTTTCTGGTGAAAATACTGTGATGGCAGGTAGACAGTTACCTCAACTAGCTAAAGATTTTTTAGGAAAACTAACAGGTTTTCAAGTTACTACAGCTGCTACTGGTCAAACAGTGAAGGGAACAGATAATGTAGAGCAACAGGTTGAAAAAACTGACCAACCAAAATATGTCGTTGAGGAAATTTTTCAACAAGCACATCAAAATTATAGACAAAAAATGAACATGTCAGTGCAGATTATTGTCTCTGCTGATCTGGATTTACATGCGGGTGATTTAGTTTATTGTGAGTTTGAAGAACTTTCCAATAAAGAAACCACTATTGGAAGTAGGAGGCGAGATAGCGGTTTCTATATGATAGCGGATTTATGCCATTATGGAACTAAATCTAATTCTTTTACAGCATTACATTTAGTTAGAGATTCTTATGGTGTTAAAACTACTGAAGTATCTGAAGAGGCACAAGCATTAGCAGATGATAGCGGCTATACTCTTGCTACTGCAACTGTCATCGCTGGTGGTGGATCTGTAGAAACTGTGATAGAATAAATGAATTCAGTGTATAATAAATACCAACGTAAGGGATTACTTTTATGACATCTAACACTCCAGAACACGACCTTAATCATGAGGTTTATATAGATCCTAAAGATCATAAAGAGCATATCAATCATGGTATGATCGAATATACTGAAGAAGATCTAAAGATGCACAATGATGCCTTTCATTCCCACTCCGAGGATGAAGTGGATAAGAATGATGCAAAGATCAATGATTGGCACACACGACATGAGGATCAGCACTTAGAAGTGTATTGTGATAATCATCCAGATTCATTGGAATGTAGAGTATACGACGATTAAAAACGCATGAAGTCTCAAACTGAAAGATATACTAAAAAACAATATGAGGAGTTGATGGGTTGGACAACCCCTCGACTGGCTCAGGTTGCGGATGATATGAGTCATGTAGAGACTTTACAACAGACTCAATTTACAGGTAAAGATAACCCTGAATATAATCTTCCTCGATATAAGATTCGTATATTTGGGATTCATGGTGATGATATTGCTCCTGCGGCTCTTCCTTGGGCATATCCTCCTTTTCCCACTTCAGGTTTGCGAGGAGAATCTGTTGGAGAACCAAGATTTCCTATCAATACTCTTGTCTATGTAATTAAACAAATTGATACGGGTAATTGGTATATTGATAGAGTTGCCCCTAACAGCAAAGGAAAACTTTCTCAGAAAAAACAAGGAAAAGGCCCTCAGATAGCAAGTGGATTCCAACCAGGTTCCACATTGTTTATGAGACCCAAAACTCAATATGGTAGTGATGTTCAGGGTGAAACTGTTTCTCAACGACCTAAGGGAGAAACACAGCAGAATAAAGATAAAAGGAAAGAGGGTGATAGTCCTATATTATTTTCATGGGTGGATAATTTAGAAGATGCTGCTGAAGGTGTTCAGAATGATTTGGAGAAGTTGATAAAGGATATAGAGGAGGGGATTGATGATTTTGAGGAAGCAATTAATGAGTATGCTAAAAAAATATCAAAATGGATCACCAAGATGATGAACAGGGTGAAGAAATTGTTCATCAGAAAGTTAGAAGCGGTAATAAACAATGCGTTGGCAGTTAATCCATTATCAGGTAGATTTGCAGCTAATGGTATAAAAAAGAAAATCATAGATGCGATTGCATGTATTTTTAAATTAATGATTTCTAATCTTGGTAATCTGATTGGAAATGCAATTACTTCTTTTATTGATAAGATTGTAAATGTTGCTACCTGTGTTGTAGAAAATTTTATTGGTAATTTTATAGGTCAGATTGTTGGACAGTTATCAGGTTTAATTAATGGTATTTTAGGGCCTGTTTCTAATTTATTTGGAAGCATTGGAAGTTTGATGGGTAGTATTGGAAGTGTTTTAAAAACAATATTATCTCTTTTAGAATGTGAAGTAGGTGGATGTATAAAGACAGACGAAGGGCCAGGTGAAGCAAAACAAGAAGGTGAGAGTCTGATGGATTATAAAAAAAGAAGAGATAAAGAGAAAAAATGTGATAGTGGAGAAGATCCTGAAGTAAAGAGGTGGAATTTTAATGAAGGTGGTGCTCCTAAGAACAAATCATTAAATATTAAAGATATTTTTGATAAAGCAAGACAAGTTGGAGAGGATTTTGAAGCACTAACTAATGTTCCTGATAATCTTAGGAATTTTAATTTTGATTTCAATCCAGGATCTGCAATTAGTGATGTCTTAACTGATTGTTATTCTGGGCCTGAAATATGTGGAGCCCCTCAAGTGGTATTCTGGGGTGGAAACGGTTCTGGTGCGGCTGGAAATGCGGTTGTTAACGCTACAGGAGATCTTTTAGGGATTGATATTATTTTACCTGGCAATTATTCTGAAGCACCTTTTGTAAGTCTTAGGGATAATTGTGGTAATGGAGGAGGATTCACTGGCGAAGCAGTTATAGGAGGTGTGGGAATAGCAACCACTACTTTTGGTGATGGAACAGGTATTGGTACTACGGGTGGTCTTAGTGATCTTTCCGATCCTACTTATGATGATACTAATGTTGGAACAGGAGCAGGTTTAGGAGTAGGAGCTATTTTCAATATAAAAGTAAAGGGAACTCCTGCAGGTAATAAGTATGTGGTGGATGGTAGACAGCAAAGGACTCTTACCTTAGAAAGAGGTAAAACTTATATATTTGATCAACAACATTTTTCAAATGGACCTGTTGGTTTGGCAACTACAAATATATCATTAGGAGATACTTTATATACTGTTGAACAACAAGCTCAAGCTGGAAAGGTGCATCCTTTAAGATTCTCTGAGAAATCTGATGGAATTTGGAATTGTGATAGAACTAATGAAACCACATCTCCTGATCCTTGGCTTTTAGCTAAGGATGGTTTATCTCCTGATGACTGGGTATTGAGCACTGATGGGTGGTCTCCATTTTTACAAAACTATGGAGTTTATCCATCTTATGAAGTCTTACCAGGAACTCATGTTGGTAATTGGGAAGTTGAGATTCAAGAAACAGGAGATTATACTTTTGAGATGCAAGCAGATAATGTGGGAACCATCACTTGGGATGGTGTATTTTTAGGCAGCACTGACGCTTATGCAGGAGTAGCAGTTGATTTGAAAGGCCCTCATAACACACCTAAATTTCTATCTGTTAATGTTACTCAAACAGGAAAACACACTATTACTGCTTCCATAGAAAATACTCCTCATTCTGATACAACCGCACCAAGGGATTGGGATAGAAATCCAGGTGCTCTAGCATGGGTTCTAAGAGATTCTTCTGGAAACATTGTCGCATCATCCATAGATCCTTTTGCACCTCAAACAGAAGAAATCATCACTAATTGTGGAGTTGAATATACCCGTGGAGTCACTGTGGATGGAGTGCCTGGTCAGATTGGAGCATACACTAGAATTGTAGTTAATAATAATACTCCTGATACTTTATACTATTACTGCAATCAACACTCTGGAATGGGTGGATTAATTAATGTTGTAACAGCTGATGCTCAAACTGTTAACATGCATTGTAGGGATGCTACAGTGGAGATTTCTGAAGTTGATGGTAATGGTAAAGTAATAGCGATTAGAAATCTTCAGGGAGGAACAGGATATAGTGCGGGATCCACTAATTTAATAACTCAAGGTGGAAATGGAACCGATTTCACTCTTAACGTCGATGCCGTTAATGAGGGCACTATCACACTGCTTTCTATTAACAATGGAGGAAGAGGTTACGTACCTGGTGAAGTTGTTAATATTATTTGTAGACCTTCAAAACCCACTTCCACTACCACGGGCATCGGAGTAACTCAAGTTATTGTTAAAGAAACAGGATTTGGTTATCTATCAAAACCAGACGGATCTCAAGGTGGGATGAGAAGAACTTGGGCTGGAAGATGTCAAACCACTGTTCATAGAGCAAATGGTAATTGGGATGTCCCTTATAGTGAAGGAGATATAATCACTTTGTATCCTGATGATTCTATTAAACTTCCATCCAAACCAGAAATTTATATTGATGAAGATTTTGATGCCAGTATGTTACCAGGATGTATCATTGTAGGTGGATCTCCAACGGCAAAAGATATGAGTAATTTTCCATTTGGAGGGAAAACAGATTTTACTTTTTCAGATATAGATTATCTTAATTTTATTAGGGAAGTATATGATTGGGAAGGTGGATATGGTATAGAAAGAATTGATGGAACAGATCCTTCTTATCCTGCAGGTGTTGCTCAATGGTGGTTCTATGCTGATGGGGAATATTTGGGTACTTTTATTCAAGAAGAGTTTACTCAAGTTCCTCAATTTAAAATAGATGGTATTTTATATCGTTTAGGTGAATATAAAGAGGGAGTCTCCACAACCATAGAACAAGATACATCTGAGTGGTTATTAGCTAAAAATGGTACAAGTGCCAATAATTGGGTATTAACTGACCCTCAGGGATGGTCACCTTTCTTACAGACTTATGGAGTTTATCCTTCTTATGATGTATCCATTAATACCCCTCACAGAGGAGAGTGGGAAGTGGAAATTACAGAACCAGGAACTTATACGTTTGAAGTTCAAGCAGATAATCAAGGATCCATTAATTTTGATGGATCATTCTTAGGATCTACGACAATTTTTGATTCTCATAATAGTTCTACCTTCTTTACAGTTGATAATGTTACGACTGGAACTCATACTATCACAGGAACTATCACCAACGTAGATAATAGTTACAGTGAATGGGAGAGAAATCCAGCAGCATTTGCATTTGTTTTAAGAGGACCAAGTGGTAATATTGTAAGAACTTCTTTAGATCCATTTGCAAATACAACTCAAAGAATAGACGAACCTACTAAATCTCGTTTTTCTATTAAGATGTATGAGGTAATTACTCAGGAGGTGGGTGATATATCACTTGGAGATGATACTAGATTTTTTGGATTTAAAGAATATACTAAAGCTCAGAGAATGGGATTTAGTGATTATGATATAAGAACTTTCTTAGAGGTAAATTCTGCAACAGGTTCTGCAACATCTGATATCATCATATTAGATGATTTTATGAAATCAAGATTGGCTAATCCTAATTGGGGAGCAACTCCTGATTATAGTGTATCATACACAGCACCTGGATGTCCTGATGATGGTGGGGGTGAATGTACGGTGGATGCTGATTGCCCTGAAGGATATGTTTGCCTGAATGGTGTATGCGTACCTGTTGGACAATGTAGGGTGGATGCTGATTGTCCTCCAAATCATATTTGTATGGATGGTGTATGTGTCCCTGAGTCTACGGATACAGTTTCAGGAGGAGAGATTGGAGGAACTTATCCAGTGATTGCTTGTATTGATACAATATATGCTTTAAATCCAGGATTTGGTTTTGATTGTAGTAAGGATACCATCAGTATTGTTCCTGAAAATGGAGCAAAAGCTGTTATTGAAGAGTGTGATGAGAATGGTGGAATTTTAAAAATTAAGATTATTAATTGTGGATCTGGATATAATGAGATTCCTGATGTCTTCATAAATACTGATACTGGTTATAATGCAATGCTCTATCCTGTTATGAAATTCCATCGACCTGACATAGAAACTCCTGAGGGAACTAATGTACTTCAAGTAATCGATTGTGTTGGTAATGTGGGTAGTTTAAGAAGAACGAGGATATAATAATGGCAGATAAAGGAGAAGCCAAATCATATAAAGCCCAAAATTTCAATACGACTGAGGGGGGATTATATCTTGGTCATGTGGTAGATAAATTATCTGGTGCTAAATTTGCGGCCGCTTTGCGTCGTACTCTTCCTAGTCCTAATAATTTTAAAAGAGATCATTATATTGGTCTGCAGATGAATGGTGAATTGGATGGGGGTATTATTATGGGAGCTCCATCTGTGTTGCAGATGAGATGTGGAGAAAAACCAGTTCAGGAGGTAGCAGGATTATGGTATGCTGAGAATGGAGACATTCGTATTGTTGCTCCGAATGGAAAAATAGTATTAGAGGCTGAAAGTATAGCTCTTATAGGAAATGGTGGTGAACCATCTGGAAATATTTACTTAGATGCCACGAATGAAGTTAAGGTTATGAGTGATACTATGAAAACTGTGGTGGATGATAGCATTGCTTTTGAAGCAGAAAGAGATTACAATATTACTTGTATGGGAAGAGCTGAGATTGACTGCGGAGATTTTTCTGTCACAGAAGGTGCAGACGTGGCTATACCTGTTTTACTTAGAGGTGGACAGGGAACTATGGGAGCAGTAAAATTCCTAAAAGGGGTAATGAAATTAATTAAGAGTATAGCATAATGGCAGAACAAAATGACGTACATATAGGAAATCAATTATTTGTTTCCTCAGCTACAGCAGGATTGAATGAGAGTCCTGTTCTGCCTGGAAGAGATCCTACATGTTTGGGAATAGGGCCATCTGCTATTCCTGGTTCAATTTATGCTTCGGGATGTGTGCTTATAGGGAATCCTACAGCATATCCTATTCCTGAGATTCCTGAAGCAACCGTCATGATTGCTAGACCAAATGTAATAACCAATCCTTTAGCTGCTAAATGTATTGGTCTATTAAAGGTAACCAATAAAGGTTTTCCTCCAAGTCCTCCTACTCCATTTGATGTGATGTTTGGAGATCCTGCCATTGGTCAAGTGGGTATAGCAGTTAATTCTGTGATGATTAACGTGGTTAATTCTACTTTTATCAATATTTTAACTCCTACCATCAGCATCTTTGCTAATAAGTTTCACGTTGGATCTTTAAATGAAGTTGGGGCAAAGTTAAAAACTGGTGTAGCGATGGAGTCAGGTGCTAAGTGTGATGCAGGTGCGAGAACAGAAGCAGGCCCAGCATCAAATGCAAGTCCTACTGATGCTCCCATTGTCAGAGGGCCTATAACAGTGGGTAGAATTTTTACTGGAAGAGCATTAGGTAATAAAGGATTTGATATTCAACATCCTACAAGAGAAGGAAAGAGAGTAAGACATATTTGTGTGGAAGGCCCCGAATCTGCCATCTATATAAGAGGTAAATTAAAGGGAACACACATCATTGATATACCAGAGTATTGGCAAGGACTGGTAGATTATGATACAATTACAGTAAATCTTACACCATGCGGAAAACCTGATCTGTCTTTATATGTAAAAGAAATTAAAGATAATAAAATTATTCTTTCTTCAGATCATTTGACACAAGTAGAATGTTTTTATCAGGTGTGGGCTGATAGGATTGGCCCAGAGTTGGTGGTAGAGTATGATGGAGAATCTCCAGCAGATTATCCAGGCGATCAATCAGGTCATTCAATTGCTGGTTATACTTATGATAAGGAGGACTCATAATGTCAATAGGAACTGAAGTAATTGGAAGAACTAATAAAACTATTCAGGATAAATTAGAACAGATTGATTTTTTTCAAGATCAAATTGTCCTTGTAGATGATGAGAGATCTCTTTTTGATCAAGCTATTTTTAGATTAGATAAAGATTTATTGGGAGAAATACAGATTGTAAATAGAGCACTTGATGATGTTAAAGATGCATTTCAAGATAGAATAACAGTGGGATGTAGAACTGATTTATTTTGGAGGGTGACAGGTTTTACAGCAGGAACTGATGATGATGATGATGCGTATCAGTTTACATGCACTAAACTGGCTGCGGGAGGATATGCACAAGTAGGAGTAGGAACATCGGTTCTTATATTAAATCCTGCCACAGATAACTTAGCTAATTTCCCTCTAAATGAATATAATTCTGAACAAGAGGGAAGACCACAAGCTTCCTTTTTTGGATTTGATCCTAGAAATTTCTATGGTCTAAGATATTATAATGAACCATATGCTCTTGATATTGGAGACACTTTTATTACTGCTTTTATTGGAACGATGGCATTAGGAGGAAACACTGTAACTGTCATGCAACCAGTGGGTGCAGGAACTTCTGATGTATTGGAAGTTGGAGATATAATTAGTGCTAATAAAGAAGGAGTCTTTACTGCTACGACAAAGATTACAGGTATTACGACAGGTCTAGTAGATTTAAGAAACTCTCCTAATAATGTGGGGATAGCAAGCACCCTTCAATTTGTGAATATTCTTACAGTTGATAATGCAGCAGGAGCATCGGTTGAATCTCCTGAACCTGATGGAACTTTTGTGACCTTTAGAGTAATTGGTGATCCTGCTAATATAGTTGATACTGGTAGGCAAAAATATAGATTCCCTGATGTATCCATTACTCCTGAATCGGGAATAGGAACTTATCAGGTGAGTGGATGGAATAAGGATCCTTTCCTAATGCAAGATGTAGGGATAATGAAAACTGATACCTGTGGAATTGGAGTGTCCATCGCTTTAGATAATACGGGAAATCCTGATGCAGAACAGGACTGGAATCCTAATTTACATGGTTTTGTAGTAGAGTATGACAGTAGGGGGGAACCAGCCGCAGGCCCTGTTGAACCTCCAAATGTAGGATCTGGTAGATGTTTTTGGCCTGTTGGATTTTCTACCCGTCCTATGATGACTGGAAGCACTCCAGCCGATGAAGGTGATGTGAGAAATGGTGTAGAGGAAAGTGATTTTAGTTCTTTATATCAAGATCTACCCACTTGTGCTACAGAAGATGCCACAATAACTACTCTTATTGGTATTTCAAGCACTAAAGAACAAGATATAAGGGGACAGGGGACTAATAGAGCAAATAAAGTGTTAGCAGTAAATGGATTAAGAATTCAAAGAAATGAACTTAGTATTAGAATATGGTCTATGAGACAAGGAATTAGTAAATTAAACGATGAATTTGAAGAATTGGAAGCTTTGCAAGCATATATAGGGATAACCACGGTGCAGAATTTGTTAGATGACTGATCTTTTAATTGAACATGGTAAATGTAGAAAAAATTTAATTACTTTACCAGATAAATGGGAAGAGTTAGTGGATTTAGATACGATAACAGTTCACTTAACTGAGATCGGTGCGAAGCAAAATTTAATTGTAAAAGGAGTGCAAGGCTTAGACATTCATTTGCAGAGTCAGGGAATACCAGTAAACTGCTATTATATGGTAGTAGGTAAACTACTTGACAGCACAGACTAGTCATGATATAATACATAGACCTATATAAGGTTTACAATGGAAGATGACTACCTTTCCCGTTGTGTTGTGGATACCCTTCTACGAAAAGTCCACTTATATTCAGATGAAGGAGAGACTAGAACAGTAGAGTGTGAGACTGTAGAAGAGTTTATGAATGTATTGCATTTTGTGAGGGATAATTGTCCTGAGGACATGTTAACATATACCAATCCGTTGGA